AGAACATAGCCGCCATTGCGGATAACCCGCATGGTGCTGTTGCCAAACTCTAGGATGTATGTGTCAGTCGTTTTAAACTGAAACGGTATCAGCCTACCTTTTACAGCGCTGCTTTGGATCTCGCCAATATACTCAGTGCCGGGGCGCCGTGACACACCGCCATGCGGATGCACCACCATATTAAGCAGCTCAGCCGCGCCCTGACGGTATTTATCAAGATCAACCCGGCCTTCTAGGCGTGGCGATAGCTCACCAGCAACAAAGCTGGTTAATGATGGTGCAGAACGCGCCACTGTTAGAACCGGCTTTCAATAAGGTCAGAGGCTTCAAACTTAGCCGCCGCGCCTTCAGTGGCATCCACAAACCGGGCTTCCTTTATCTTTTCATCATAGAGCGCTTTGGTTGTGCTAATCATCGCATTGCTGCCGGTAATGGCATAGCAGATCTCCATCGCCAGCCGGGCGGCAAGCGTGTCAATCAAAAGCGTGTCATATTGGTTTGGATCTTCAATGCGCGCGATGTATTTGATCAGGACAGTTGCCTCATCTGTTAGCAGCTCTCTGCCTTCAATGACATAGACCGGGCCACCAGAGTTGCTGGTCATATTGTCTTGGGGATACATCAGGGTGCCATTGCTGAACTCTAGAACGCGCAAACAGTCGGTTGGCAATGTATATTGGTTGGCATAGCCGAATGCCGGTGACACGGCGTTCTGGGCCAAATTAGCGCGTTTTATGAGGCTATTCCAATTATGGGAACGAAACACGGCATCGCGCACTAACTCATAACGCTGGTTGATCAAACGGCCAGCCTTTGAATCTTCAGTCAGGCTGGTGATGTTTGTCGCGCCAAGCGTATTGAGCGCAGCATTAGAAATGTCCACGGCTGATGGCATGTCGATACCTCATTAAAATATTAGGGGATTGGGTCAGGCGTGTCTCTTGGAGGTGAAAAAGGGAGCTTTTCCACGCCTGACCCAAAGGTTTTAGTCTAGAGCATAAGTCATTGTGAACTCAATCAAGCCAGTGCCATTAGCACCCGCAAGGCTCACAGTGACTGGAATGCCTGTCGCATCAGCGTCAACCACACTATTGAGGCCCAATGCAGCGGTTAAGCATGCACCGACAGTGGTGACAGATGTTGAAGCGGCAGCGGCCTTGTACTCATCTACATCAGCGGCCACGGCAGTACCGGCAGCGTTGTTGTAGGCGGCATGGCCAACAGACAAAGTTGTTGATGAACCAAGTGCCGCATGGACAAGCTGACCACTAAGGATCCGCGCGCCATTTGGCAAATTGAACATATGGATGTCGGACTGTTCAGCAGAAGCTGTGTAGCTTCCATAAGCAATCCGAACACGCCCACCTTGCTCAATAGGCTTGATCATTTCAGAAGGATCGTTTTGATCCCACTTGGTTTTTTGGTCAGAATAAACTGTTCCCATAACTATTTCTCCAATCTATTCTATTCGTTACAAAGGATTTGGATCACTTTTGCTTCTTCCATGCGAGTTGCCCCGAATGATGCACAATAGTAAACCTGAGTGGCGTAAGACTTATCGGCACGCTGTGTAATCTGTGCTGATGGCTCTTTGCCGATTGCCAATTTCATTCCATCTTCAGCCCATGCATAGCACTGGCGTGATGTGCCATCGTCCTTTAGACGATTGCTCACGATGAACTTAAAGCCAACAAACGAATCAACCGTTCCAGTTGCCAGAGCTTTGACTGTATTAAAGTCAGCGCTGGTAACAGATGTTGTGTTCAACAGATCTTCGATTTGCTCTGGTGAGACAACAATGTAGCGATTGATTGATGGATCGACTGAACCAGCGTCAAGCAGCTTTTTGGCTGAAATCAGCTTTGCAACAGTCAGACCAGCGGAACCATGGGCAATGATATTGCCAGCCGGTAAAGCTGTTGATGTTGTGCCAGCCTTGCCTGTCGATGCGGATGCATTAAAGGCAGTAATGATAGAATCATCCATGGCGCGCCCGATTCCGTTGGCAGCAGCTTTTGCATACTGGCTTTCGGGCGAGGCAAGCATTCTGATGCGGTCTTGATCATCAATCAGGTCAGCATACTCATAGTCCTGCAAAGTTACCATACGCCGTGAATGGGGTGTTTCCATCAATGGTGTGTCGGAGTGACGAGTCACCTTAAGGGCTGCGGAAGCCGATCCAATTTGATCGAAAAAGGCCTTCTCGCCGGTTACTGATTCAGTATCGACTGTGTTACGCAACAGGCTTCCTTGCTGCTGCGATAGCATTGTCACATTTGCGCTGAACTGGTTCACAAATGCGGTTGAGATTTGAGTTGACATGATGTCAATCCTCCACATTAGGTTGAAAATTTAGGTGAGTTTTCGTTCCAGTTATCCAGCTCAGCCGGGCTTGAACTATGGTAGGCGTAGGCGTTAGGGGGCCGTGTGGCTTATCCCTCTTGTTGCTCTGGGAATTGGTATCCCCGGAGCCTTAAAACTTCTTCAACATCTTGCATATGTGCCGGGTGATTTTTATCCCAATAGGGTGTACCCGGTGCAGTCAGTTCTGCCACTTTTCGCCCGGCCTCTTCTGGTGTCATCACCATTTCGGTTGTCGCGCCTTCAAGTGTATCTTCGCCAAGCTGGTCAGCCAGCCCGGAAAACAGTTTAATAATGAATGGGTGATCGCCAAGCGGCAGACCATTATCCAATCTAATTTCGTGCCAAATGGCTGGATCGATGCCCATTGCCTTACCGGCAGCGGCAGCTCTTTCATGCTTTGCATCGTAGGCCATTCCAAATTCTTCACGCAGTTCAGCATCCCATTGCTGTGATACAGCATCCATATTAGCTTGCGCTGCCTCACTGCCAGCCGCTGACTGGGTTTGCAGAAACTCAGCCGCTGCTTGTGCGTGTCGTGGCAACATCCCGCTGGATGCCGCCATTTCTTTAAATGATTGAAGCGTGGCTTCGTCCAGCTCTACATTCTGTAATTGATAACCGTCAGCGTTGTTTGGCGCGCCAAGCTTTTGAAAGATCGGCATCCAGTCATCGTCATTAGACCCGGAGCCGGGGAGTGCAATCTTATCTGCACCCACCATCCGCTGAGCATGGACATAGCTTTTTGCCAATCCAGCAGAATCTGTAAAGTTTTTGAGTGACGGCTCATGCCTTAGCTCTTCTGGCAAACTATCCAGAAAGCCTACCGGGGCCGCTTCCTGAGATCCGCTATCATCCGGGATTGTCTCAACTTGGTCATTCATTTTGGTTTAATCCTCTTGCTGTTGTTGTCTTTCTTCCATTAGACGCATGACCAAAAGCACAACAGATCGCTGCCCTTCCAGATATGCTGAGTAATGTGGATCGCCGCGCTCAAATGTAGTGGCGTTGACATTAAAACGCTTTTGCAAATCGTTTAAAACAACTAGCCCTTCAGCCGAATTGAACACTTGCCGATACAAGACTTGCAGCGTGTTTAACTGTTGTTCGCTCATATTTGTGGAACCTCGCCGCCGGTTGCCTTGATGTATGGCGCTATCTGCCCAGCCTGCTCAGCATTTGCAGCTTGCTGTTCAGCTTGTGCTTGAGCTTGTGCCTGTTGCTGTTGTTGACGGCGAACCATCATCACTTCTTCTGAAGATCTGATAACCCTTGCTGGTAGGCCAAGAACATCCACAAGATATTGAATCATCTTGTCGCTATCCAAATAATCCATGACCGGGGCCATCTCCCCAAACTGCGATAGCACCTCAATGCCGCGCAGGGTTGATTGCAGCTCAGCCATTTTCTGTGACTTGGCTAGTGGGCTGACATATTCGATATCTATGTCCAGACCTTGCAGCTCTTCCGGCGGTGTCGGGAACGCGCCCTGTCTTAACAATATAGCAAAGGAACGGTTGATAAGCGGCTGTAATAGCTCACTTTGCATGCGCCCCATAACTGGGCCAAGCAGCCGCATCTTCTCTTCGTTGCGCTGGAGAACCTCTGTTGCCGTCATGGTCTGGCCTTGCCCCATTAACAACTGGTCTACATAGAAAGCCTCGCGGATTGCTTGGCGGCGTTGCTCTTCCATATTAAGGCCAAGGGCATTGTTGGCACCCATCTGCAATGGCTCAAGGCGATCTCTTGTGCCGGTGCGGTAAAAGTTCAAGCTGCCGGGCGTTGTTCTGACCGGCAACAGGAACCCATCATCAGGCACCATCAGCGGTGGATCTAACTGCTTTTGAGCTGATCGAATGGTGATCTCGCTCATCTTGTTCAGCATCTTGGTGTCACTGAGGCATGTCATGCCCGGTGATCTGCCATAGACCGACACGCTGTCTTTGTTAAAGCGCGGGATCAGCATCGGCATTTCATCAAAGCCGCCCTCACCCAAGACCATCTTTGTGTCTTCGCAATAGTAGATAGAGCCGATAGGCTTATCTATTTGGGCGAACAGATCTGACTTGATGCCGTCCTTTGGAAAGATGCAATGGACAATCGGATGTTCTGCAA